GCCTCAACCGGATATGAGCAATGACGCGCAAGCCCCGCAGTGATCACGCCGTTCACAACATGATCCACCAGACCGCAAGGGAGCTTGCGGGGACATGGTATGAGGAAATGGCGCACGACAACGAGTTCTATCGCCTCTATCGCAATCAGAAGTTCTTCATTCAGCGGGCTTGGCAGATGTTCGTGCCCGTCGCTCGTAGCATTCTCGTGGACATGCTCAACGACCCCGGCTCCACGGAATATGTGAAGGAAAAGGTCTTCGAGGCCTTAATGCTGGATGGCGCGATGAACCCGCCGCGCGAACACGCCGAGGCCGCTGCGGCTGAAATGTCGCTTCTGAACTGATCTTTCCCACTTGGGAATGTGCCGCACTGGCCGGACGCCAGGACAAAATCCGTGGATCATCCATGACCGTAGAAGCCGAAACCATTTCGGACAGCCCTATCATGCTGGGCGCCGCGCCAGACGAAGCGGTCGCCCCGACGCCAGACGTTCAAAATCCGCAGCCAGATCCGGCGCCGGTCACTGAAACGCAAGCCGACCCCGAACCGAAGTCCAGTGAACAACCCAACTGGATGCAAAAGCGGTTCGATGAACTTACCCGCAAGCGCTACGAGGCCGAAGAGCGAGCCAAGACAGAGGCCGAGGCCCGCGCCAAGATTGAGGAAGAGGCTCGCCTCCTTCGGGAAATGCTCAACGCCGGGGCCGAGCAGCCCAACCGGCAGGAGCGCACGTACACCCAGGCCGAGCTTGAAGCCGAAGCGAACCGGATCGCCAAGGAACGCGCGGATCAGCAAGTCGCTCAGCAGGCCGAGCAAGCCTTCAACCAGCGCTGCAACATCGTGTTCGAGGACGGTTCGAAGAAGTTCGGGACGACGTTCCAGACCGCCGTCGTTAACCTCAACATGGCAGGCGTCGTCACGCGGGGTTTCGTGGAGGCCGTGCTTGAGACCGATGCGCCCGACGCGGTGCTGAACCAGCTCGGACAAAACCCCGACGAGGCGCTTCGGCTTGCCAGTCTGCCCCCGGTTCGGCTCGGTATTGAGCTCGACCGCCTCGCCACCAAGCTTGCCGCGGCTCCCAAGGGCCCGGCAATATCCAATGCTCCCGCGCCCATCGCCCCCGTCAACGGGGACCGTGTTCGCGACGGCATAGACCTCAACGACCCTGAAGCCGATGACGCTGCATGGTTCGCTGAAATGGAAAAACGAGATCGCCTCGTAAGCTGATCTCTCAACCCGCACTGGGCCGGTCATGCCCTGACACGTCCGACTTTTTGCCGACATCGGACACCGGCGACAAGGGAAGCGGCCCCTTCAATCCGCGCGCAGCCTGATCCCCCTCACTCGGTTCTGGCGCCGAGAAAGACCGCAAGCCGGTCAATCCCCATCCAGATCATAGTCAAGGAACCCTTATCATGAGCACTCTGCTCACGATGAGCGCGATCACGCGCCGCGCGGTCATGCTCTTCAAGAACTCGAACGCCTTCATCCAAAACGTCGACCGTCAGTACGATGATCAATACGCCGTCGAAGGCGCCAAGATCGGCGACACCCTTCGCATCCGCCTGCCGAACGATTATGTCGTCTCGGACGGTCCGGCCCTTTCGGTTCAGGACACGACTGAACAGCAGACCACGCTGGCGGTGAGCTATCAGCGACACGTTGACGTTGGCTTCACCACCAAGGAACGCGCTCTGTCCCTCGACGATTACGAGGAACGCGTTCTGGCCCCCATGATCAACAACCTCGCCGGCAACGTCGCGGCCACGGTCATGGCAGGGTCTGAAGGCGGTATCTGCAATCTCGTGGTCAACCAAGACGGTTCGCAAAACACCATTGCGCCGACCTCGACCACGATCCTCACGGCAAACGCCGTGCTGACGCAGAACTCCGCAAGCAGCCTCAATCGCAAGTTCGTGGCCTCCCCGAACACGATGGCCAAGGTTGTCGGCACGCTGTCCGGTCTCTTCAATCCGGTGCAAGCGATTTCGAAACAATACCTTTCCGGGCAGATGTATGACGCCCTGAACTTCCGCTGGTTCGAAGATCCGACCATCATCAACCACGTCACGGGCACCTTCAGCGCGGGCACGGTCAACGGCGCCGGTCAAACGGGGTCCACCCTCGTCACCAACGCCATCACCGGCACCCTCAAGAAAGGCGACGTGATCACGATCGCGCTGGTCAACGGCGTCAACCGCGTGACCAAGCAGTCGCAGTATCAGGTCCGTCAGTTTGTGGTCACCGCCAACGTGGCCTCGGGCGCGACGTCCATCCCGATCTATCCCGCTATCATTCCCGGTTCGGCGTCCTACGACCCGACCACCGGCAACGGCGCGGTGCAGTATCAGACCGTGGACTACTCGCCTGCGAACGGTGCGGCCATCTCTCTCGTCAACAAGGCCGGCGAAACCTACCGCAAGAACATCGCTTTCGCTCCGAAAGCCGTGGCCCTTGCGACTGCCGACCTCTACACCCCGACCAAGGGTGTCATCGAGAGCGATCGTCGGAACTACGACGGCATCGCGATGCGGATGATGACCGTCTACGTGCCTGGCACCGACCAGACCGTGACGCGTCTGGACACGCTCTTCGGCTATACCTGGGTTCGCCCGGAATGGGCCGTGGTTGTCGGCGACAGCGTTCCGTAAGCCTCACCGGCTGACCTCTGAGGGCGCGGGTTTTGAAGCTCGCGCCCGCCTTTCCCAAATTCTGAAAATCTGGAGATACCTATGTCCGGTCTTTATGCGGCGGGTGTTCCGCAGCGTACCGTTTCGCTCCTCACTGGCGCCGAACTGGTTCCTGCCGACACGCAAGTTTCGGGCGGCGCCGCGCCCCAGGAAGCGACCATCCCGCTTTCGTCTCTGGCTGCTTATGCGCAGCCGGTGATTTCGTTCCGCAACGTGCTCGACTGCCCCGACTTCTCTACCAATCCGTGGCAGCGCGGCACGGCCTTCGCAACGATCTCGAACACGCTCACCTATACGGCTGACCGTTTCTTCGCCGTCGGCGGCGCCTCGTCTTCGATCAACGTGTCGAAGGCGGCCAACACCGACGTGCCCGGCTTCACTTCGGCGCTGCAATTCCAGCGTACGGCGGCGAATACGGACACCGCGGCGATCAACCTGGGTCAGGTCATCGAGTCTGGGGACGCGGCTCGCCTTCAAGGGCAAACCATCACCCTCAGCTTCTGGGCCAAGGCCGGCGCTAACTTCTCGGCGTTGAACAACGTTCTGAACGTTTCGGTCTATAGCGGCACCGGCTCTAACCAGTCCGCAGCCAACATGGTCGCAGGATCTTGGACCGGTTCGACCATTCTGGCGTCTTCGAACGTCGGTTCGGTAGCAACCGTCGCCAATTACCTCGGAGCGTCCAGCCCGGTTGTTCAAGCTGGCCTGACGGCCCCGTCGGCTTTTGCGGCGGGTCTTCCGGCTCAGTTCAACCTGACCACCACGATGACTCGTTACCAGATGACGGTGACGATCCCCGCGAACTGCAACCAGATCGGCGTCCTGCTGTCCTACACGCCCACGGGCACGGCCGGCGCGAATGACTGGTATCAGCTTCACGGCATCCAACTGGAGTCCGGTGCACAACCGTCGGCGTTCGAACACCGGGACGTGGCCCTCGAGCTGGAACTGGCTCAGCGCTACTTCTGGCAACAGAACGAGCCTGCGGCTGGCGTCATCGTCGGTTCCGGCATGAACACCACTTCGGCCGTTCAGGTCTTCTACATCGCTCTTCCGATGACGATGCGGATCGCGCCGACGGTGACTGTCTCTGCCGGCACGTTCAAGACCAACCAATCCGGCACCGCGACCACCACAACGATCAGCGCCGGTTCCACCCACACCCAGAACGCCATCTCAGTGAACGGCAACAGCGCCGGCACCGCAGGTCAGGCCACCCTTCTGCAGGGCGGCGGCGGCTCTGGCTATATTCAGGCTTCGGCAGAGTTCTAAGCCTGTCGCCTATGGCCGGGCGGGGGATGGTCTCCCGCCCGGTTCTTTATCCGAGGACCCGAATGACCCTCTACACCAACATGAAGTTCCCCGATTACGAGTTTCGCGAGTTTCCGAAGTTCGTCACGCCAGATGGCGGCGAGCCCGTGCTTGTTCAAAACGCGGAAGAAGAAGCCGAAGCGCTGAAGACCGGCGAGGCTCCTATCCGTGAGGAAGACGAGCGCAAGCGCCTGATCATTCTCGCCGAAGTCAAGGGCGTGCAGATCGACAAGCGCTGGTCTGCGGCCCGCATGACGAAGACGATTGAGGATGCGGGCTTCGACCCGACCCTTGATCCCCGCATCTGAATTGGCGAGGGCCTGACGTGACACCTTCAGACCTGATCACGCAGGCCCTCAAGGCCGCTGGCGTCATCGGCGTGGGGCAATTGGCCGCCGCTGAGGACATGAACGATTGCCTGTTTCAACTCAACCTCATGATGGGTGAGTGGAGCGCGCAGCGGCTGATGGTCTATCATCTGGTAGACACCGCCTACACCTCGACGGGCGCCGTTTCCTACACCGTCGGGCTCGGCGGAAACTTCAACGTCACGCGCCCGACCAAGCTGGAAGCGGCGTTCTTCCGCCAGATCATTCCGAGCCAGCCGAACCTTTTGGACTTTCCCCTGACCGTTTTTGACGCGCGGGAGGACTATAATCGCATCCGCGCCAAGACGCTCGGAAGTTGGCCCAGCATCGCCTTCTATGACGCGGCCTATCCCATGGCGAGCCTCTACGTTTGGCCTGTCCCCGCGGCGAACAACTACGAAATCCACATCACGACCAAGGAACTGCTTCCTCAGGTCACGTTGGCGCAAACGATCAACCTTCCGCCGGAGTATCAGAGCGCGCTGTTCTGGAACCTCGCAGATCGCATCCGCCCGCTCTATCAGCTTCCAGAAGACAGAAAGGTTTCGCAAAAGGCTCGAGGCGCGCTCGCGACGCTTCGCCAAGGAAACACCCAGCTTCCGCACGCTGAACTGCCGGGCGAGCTGACGCGCGACTCAAATGCCTACAATGTGTATTCCGACCAATGAAGGTGCAGCTTACCCAGGGCGCCTACACGAGCCGAAGCCTCTCCGCGTCGGCTCAGCGCTGCGTGAACCTCTACCCGGAAATCGACCCGTCAGATTCGGAGTTTCCGGTTTCGCATTATCCAACGCCGGGCCTGACGCTGCTTGCCAATTGCCCAGGCCCGGGTGTGGCTAGGTGCGAATTCACGGCGTCCAACGGCGCGCTTTATCGCGTGATCGGGACAAACGTTTACTATGTGGACAGCGGGTGGAACCATCATCTTCTTGGAGCAATCGCGAGCGGCACGACGCCGTGCAGCATGGCAGACAATGGCCTCGTCGTGGTCTTGGTGGACGGAACAACTGCGGGCTATGCAATCGATCTAGCGACGCAACGTTTCGCGGCGATCACCAGCCCGGCATTTCTCGGCGCCGACAAGGTGGATTACGTCGATACGTATTTCGTCTTCAATCAACCCGGCACGGGCTCGATCTATCTGTCGATCCAGCTTCCGGCCTTTGCCGACCTGACGACCGCGGGTGTTCTCGCAGGGACCATCACAGGCGGCTCTGGCTACACAAACGGGACCTATACCAACGTGGCCCTGACGCAGGGATCTGGATCAGGCGCAGTGGCCACGATCACGGTGTCAGGCGGCGCAGTGACCGCCGTGTCAATCACGATCCCAGGCATCGACTACGCCAACACCGACGTCCTGTCCGCAAACTCAGCGTCTATTGGTGGGGGGTCTGGCTTCTTGTGGACCCTGATCACGGCAGGGGCGTTCAATTCGCTTGACATCGCATCCCCCTCGGGCGCGGCCGGAAACGTGATCAGCGTTGCAGTTGCTCACCGCAACATCTGGATCATGAAGGCGAACTCAACGGAAATCTGGAGCAACACCGGCGCCGCAGATTTTCCGTTCGAAGAAGCGCCAGGCGCTTACGTCGAGCATGGATGCGCGGCGAAATACTCCGTCGCGGTCAATGACGGATCGGTTTTCTGGATCGCCAAAGACAAGGCCGGAACCGCCATCGTGGTCCGAGGGGAGGGGTACGCAGCCAAGCGGATCTCGACCCATTGCGTTGAGAATATCATTTCGCAGATCACGCTCTCGGACGCCGTGGGCTTCTGCTACCAACAAGGCGGCCATACGTTCTATCAACTGACCTTCCCGACTGGAAATCAGACATGGGTCTATGACATTGCGACGGACCTTTGGCACGAGCGGGTCTGGACCGACACCAATGGTCAGGAAAACCGTCACCGCGCTCAACTGGGGACCTTTGCCTATTCGACCAACGTCGTCGGGGACTGGCAGACGGGCGCGCTCTATTCCTACGACCTGAACAACTACACCGACAACGGATCGCCCATCGTTCGGCGCCGGGGTTTTCCGCACATGGCCAGTGACGGCGACCGGGTGTTTTTCCGGCAGTTCATCGCGGACATGGAAGTCGGAAATTACGCGGGTGGGAAATCTTCCGCCGAGCCTTTATGTTTCCTTCGATGGTCCGATAGCCGGGGCTACGATTGGGGCCAGCCGATTTCCGAGGGAATGGGCGCCACGGGCCAATACAAGCGCTCTGTGCAGTTCCAGCGTCTCGGCATGGGCCGTGATCGGGTGTTCGAGCTGTTCTGGTCTGCACCCGTTCCGACCTGTCTCAACGGGGCCTACATCGACGTTTCAAAGGCCGCCACGTGACGACGTTCCAGCGCGACCCGTCGTTCTGGGCATGGGTGGCCGAAGATGAGGACGTTGCAAGATATTCGCTCCACGGGGTGAGCGTTGACGACCTGGTAGACCTGATCGCCAACCCTGAAGTCCTCCCCTTCAGGTTCGACGGCGGCGGGTTCGTGTTCCGGCGCCTCGACCCGTTCGGATTTGTCCTTGAACTGCACTCGCTGTTTCGCCGGGAGGCATGGGGCCGAAGCGTGGTCCATGCGGCTCGCACGACGTTTCCGATCATGTTCAACGACGGGGCTCAGGTCATTGTGACCTCGGAGCAATTTGGCTGGTGGAGATCCGCTCCGCCTCGTTCGCACGGCTGGAAACTGGCCTGCGAGACTTATCGATCAACACAACTCGGCGGCCTCAGGACTTGGGTTCTGACGCCGATGCAATGGGCCTCTGCGCCTGCCATCGTCAGGAAATCCTAATGCCAATCGCAGCAGCTATCGTGGGGGGCGCCGTGATCGGCGGCATCGCCATGAACAGCGCCGCCGACACTGCGGCCAGCGCTCAAACGGACGCCGCAAACAAGGCGTCATCGGTTCAACAGGCGCAATATCAGCAAACTCGAAACGACCTTTTGCCCTACAATCAGTCGGGGCAGGCCGCGCTTGGGTTGGTGAACAATCTTCTGGGCACAGGGTCGGGCGGCTCGACGGGGTCGTCAAATCCGGCCGCAACCAACTCCCCGGACTGGAACGCTTATCTGGCGGCCAATCCCGACGTTCAGAACGCCTACGACGCTTTAGATCCGTCGGTGAAATCGCAATTCGCCAACGCGCAGGCCTATGCTCAATATCACTATTCCAACTATGGCCAGAAGGAGGGCCGCGCGCTTCCGACGACCGCAACGGGACCCGGCGCATCTTCCAGCGCATCGACCGGCGGTCTGACGCCTCAAAACTACCTCACTCAAACGCCGGGCTATCAGTTCACCTTGTCGCAAGGCCTTCGAGGTGTGGCCAACAGCGCGGCGGCTCGGGGCCTCGGCGTGTCTGGCGCGGCGTTCAAGGGTGCGACGAACTATGCCGGCGGTGTCGCAAATCAGACCTACGGCGACCAGATCAATCGCCTGATGAGTGTGGCCAGCCTTGGCGAAAATGCAGGGGCACAGACGGGCAATTACGGAACCGCGACCGCATCAAGCATCGGCAATAACATCACGTCGGCCGGAAACGCCCAAAGCGCGGCGTCGATCGCCTCTGGAAACGCGCTCACCGGCGCAGCGTCGTCTATTCCGAACGCCCTGATCACCAGTCAGCTTCTGGGCAAGTCTGGCGGCATCTATGCTGACCCCAATACGGCTTGGTCTGGCGGACCGCCTAGCTATCTCTACGGAGGCTGAGATCATGCCGCTTGATCCGAGCATCATCCTGCAGGGCAAATCGACTCCGCCGAACCCCCTTGAAACTGTGGGGCAGGCGCTGGCGTTGAAGAATGCTTTGATCCAGAACGAGTCCAACCAACAGACCCTCGACGCCCGAAACGCGCTCGGACAGGTCTACCAGGGCGCCATCGACCCCACGACGGGCCAGCTCGACGCCAACAAGCTCATGGCCGGCGCGGCGTCCAACCCTGCCACCGCGTGGATGGCCGGGGATCTGGCGAAGCAGGCCCAGGACCGCAAGCAGCAGCAGGTCGAAACCGATACGAAATCATTCGATCTCCAAAGGCAGAAGATCGGGTTTATTTCACAATCCCTCGGACCTCTCGCGCTCAACCCAAATTCCACGCCACAAGATTACATGAACCTTGGCGTCGAAATGGTTCGACGCGGCATCGGCAGCGTCAACGACGTGACGCAGCTTCTGGCCACCATGCCGAAGGACCCGGCGACGCTTCAGCAATGGGGGATTCAGCACTACGCCCAAACCCTCGACGCCGAAAAGCAACTGGAGCTGACGGCGGGCAAGGTCACCGAAACCTCAAACGGCGCCGGAACCGTCATCGGGCTGCAAAATCTAGTCACAGGCGTTCGAAAGCAAACGGGCTTTATCGCCAATGGCCTTAGCCCGGCCGAAGCTACCAGTCCGGCTTATACTGCCATCGACGAAAAAACCGGCGCGGGACGAGTGTTCACTAAGGGAGAAGTGTTCCAAGCGCAGCAAAACGGCACCACGCCCGTTGGAATCCCAACCAGCCTTCCGCTTGGTGAGCCGGAGGCTCGAAATGAGGTCGGCCTTTCATCCGGCAAGGCGCTTGTCGCGGCGCAAAACAATCTTAACGGCCAAGGAACGCGTCTCTTTCAGCTTCACGAAATGCTTTCCAATCTCAGCAACACAACCACGGGACCGGGCACGCAAGCGCTCAACAACGCAAAAAGCTTTTTCCAGGCCCTTGATCCTAACCTCGCCAAAGCTGCTGGCATTAACGCGAATGACGTTTCGAGTTACGACCAGCTTAACAAATACATGACGCAATACGCGCAAGCGAAATCTGGTCAATATGGTCAAGCGACAGACGCCAAACTTGCCTCGGCCCTTACCGGAAATCCGAATACCCATATCAGCGGACTTGCTGCGGCTCAATTAACCAAAGCTGCTATTGCCCTTGAAAGCATGGACAAGCTGCAGATGACGGCTTGGCGAAATGCCGGTCTTCCAAAATCGGAATATTTGGATTGGGCGGCGAAATGGTCCAGCGAACACGACCCGCGCGCTTTGTTGGCGAACACCATGACCCCGTCGCAATTTAAGGCGCTTGCCGCGTCTATTCCGAAGCAAGAACAAGGGGCCTTCGCGCAAACCTTGGCCGACGCGCATAACTCTGGGGTTCTTGACCTGTATAACCGGGGAACCAAGTGATGGCTGACGATACCGTCGCGCCGGATCTCGACACCCTCGTTAGAGCGGTGATCGGGGAGGCTGGAGGCGAGCCGCCTCAGGGAAGGCAGGCCGTGGCGTCTGTAATTCTCAACAGGGCTCGGCAAAACAAACTGGCGGTTAGCGACGTCGTTTCCCAACCGAACCAGTTCGAGTCCTGGGGCAACCCTCAGACCCGCGCGAAACTGCTCGCCATCAAGCCAACTGACCCGCAGTATCAGGATGTGCTGAGCACCATTCGCCCGGTCTACAACGGGGACGTCAGCCTTCCGTTTCAGAATTTTTACGCCCCCAGCCTTCAAGCGTCAGACGGCCGTTCCAAGCCCTCGTTTGACGATGGCTCGGGCGTCAAGATCGGGAACCATTTGTTCTTCGGATCGGCGGGCGCGACCAGGTCGATGACGCCCGAAGAGGCGCTGGCTTTGGCGACGGGTGAGCATCCAGCGCAAACCTCTGCGCCGCCGGCGCAACCGATCACGCCGGAGCAAGCTTTGCAGATGGCCCAATCGGGGACGTTCGGCGGTGTCGCAGAAGACATGGTCGATCCGTTTGGGCTGCACGTCTACTCCAAGAACCAAAGCGCGGCTTTTCACGCTTTGGCCGCCGCTGGCCAATTCGACCCCAATGCGCCCGTGGGTTCACAGAAGAACCCGCACGCGATTGCGACCGCAGATCAGGCTGCGTTTGATCCGACCAAACCCCATTCGGATTGGGTCGTCGATGCCAATGGCCGCGTGTTCCAGCCGACTGACGCTGCGAAGCCAACAACCGCTGAGAACTTCGGCGCCGGCCTCGCGCAGGGACCGCTGAACCTTCTTCAGTCAATTGGCAACGTGGTTGCTCCGAAGGACTCGGCGGCCGGAAACGCGCTCCTCGGCAATCGACTGATGTTTGAAAGTCGGTATGGCAATTCCCCAGCCGCCATGGTGGGCCAGGTCGCAGGCGAAACCATTCCGGCCGTTCTTGCGACCGGCGGCGCAGCTCGAGCTGGCGCGTACCTTTTGATGAAGTCGCCTCAAATCGCCGAAATAGCGGCCAACCCGATTTTGTCGATTATGGGTAACGCCGCAAAAGGCGCGGGCGAGGGCGTGGCAATTACGGGCCTGACGAACGCCGGCGCCGTTCCAGACGCAACGGGTCAGCGGATTGGCGACCAGCTGCGGACCAATATGCTGTTGGGCGGCGCGCTGGCCGGCGGCGGAAACGCCTTGATGAAGGGCGTCGACGCGCTGGGCGGGGCAAGTTCCGTTTCGCCCGAAATCCGGTCGCTGGCTGACACCGCGGTGAACAAATACGGCATAGACCTTCGCGGTTCGCAAATCGCTCAAACTCCCTTCATGGGCTACTTGGACTCGCAACTGTCGAAGATGCCCGTCAGCAGCGTGGCCAAAGGCAACGCGACGCAAGGGCGTCAATTCACGAGCGCGCTAGCAAAGACCATTGGCGCCGACAGCGACAAACTGACGCCGGAAGTGATGGCGCAGGCGAAGTCCGACATCGGCGACGTGTTCAATCGCGTGGCGGCCAACACTTCGCTTACCGGAATCGACGACTTGCAGACCAAGCTCGGCGATATCGCGCACGAAGCTTCTCAAGTGCTGGGCGACAATGAGCTGAAACCGCTTTTGAAACAGATCGAGGGAATCGGTTCTGTCGCGAAAGACGGCGGCACAGGTTCCCGGATCATTCCCGGGGAAGCCTACCAGGCGCTCACCCGCAAGGGCGCTCCCCTTGATGCTGCGATGTCCTCGTCGAACCCAAACATCCGGTTCTATGCGGGCCAAATCCGAAACGCGCTTGATGACACGCTGGAAAAGTCGGCGACGGCCGAGGACCTTGCAGATCTTCAAAAGGCGCGGCTGCAATACAAAAATCTGATGACGCTGGCGCCGTTGGTCGCGAAGGCTGGCCCGGACGGTCAAATCTCACCCGCGCTGTTGCAAGGCCGCGTGAACGCCAATTTCAAAAACCGTGCGTTCCAAGGAGCGGGCGACCTCGGCGAATTGTCAGACATCGGACAAAATTTCCTGAAACAGCCAGCCGACTCTGGCACCGCGTCCAGGTCGATGGTGAATCGACTTTTGGAAAGCGGTTTCGGGCTTGGCGGACTTGCAGAAACTGGCCTGATGTTCGCCCATCAGCCCGACGCTGCGGTGACGACGGGATTGGCGACGCTTGGCCTCGGCGGCCTTCGGATGGGAACCTTCGCCGGGCGCAAGGCGCTGGAGGCTGCGTTGCAATCGAAGTTCTACCAGAAAGCCCTAACTGGGTCGCTCGACGCCGCTGGCTTGGCCCCCACCAATGCGCTTAGCCTTGGCAGCGTCGCGCGAGAGAGCGTTGTGCCGGGGATCATCGGGCTGAAGGACCGTAATGACAGCTCGAACCGGCTTTTTGCGCCGGCTCCAAAGCCTTGATAGGGCATCCGTCCCCATGTCAGCGAGTTTTTGCCCAAGTGCGTATGCGAAGGTCCCGCACGCGCTACCCGTCAGAATGACGGCGCCCTGCCAAAACGGCGAAAGCTGATCAATTGACATAGGGGTCCCCACGCACCTGCGCGAAGGGAAAATTAACACGGATTGCGAAATTGGCCAGACGGTCGCGCTACTCGGAAAATCCGCCCAGTTTTTCAAGCGCCACAATGGCTTCGCGGATCACTTCAGGACGCGTAGGCTTGGGATCGGGACGGCGCGCGATCCAGGCGTCGATGATCTCAAGGGTAGATCTTGGAAAACGAACGTTGACCGCCTCGCTGTCAATTCGAGGGCGTCCGGTTTTCTTTTTGGCGCTAAAAACGTTTGACATGGAGAATTTATAGCGCCATAAACGTCGGGCGACAAGGGGTCTCGAACACCCCAAGCCGCCCTAACCACAAACCGACCGCTAGGAGGATCGGACCATGGCTGAAAACGCCAATATCACATCTGCGCCCAAAAAGTCTCCGGCATTGCCGGCGGAGGTTCTTCGTCGCGCAGGGCCCGCCCGAGACGCTGAACTGGAGGCGGCTTACCGTCGTGCTGACAGCATGGTCCGTGCGATGCGGCTCACGCTGTCGGGCGACGCGTTCATCGAAGATCAGCCTGGGCTGTTCATTCACATCGACGCGGCGACGGGTCGAGCGGTCGGGGCGAATATCCGCATCCGCAATTCGCTGATGGGGGCGCTCTGATGGCCGCTGCAGCGAAATCCACGGCGGTGGAAATCCCGCCGCTTGCACTTGAAACGATCGATGTCCCGATCATTGGGGATTCGCCGCTGATCTGCCACGCGTGGTCCAAAAAAGCCCGCACGCAAATGCTCGCGAAGCAAATGAAGAAGGCCAGCGTGGGAAGGGTGGCCAAGGACCCTTGGGCGGATTTTTGCGAAAGCATGTATTGGCTGGATGGAGCGCCGACCGCCCCAACCGAGGAAGATGTCGAAAACGGTCGGTTCGGATTTCCATCCATCGCTTTCAAAGCCGCGGCGATCACGTCGGTGACGACCATGGGTGGTTTGACGAAAGTCATGGCCCGGCAGTGTTTTCACGTCCTTGGGGAGTATGTCGAAATTCTCGGTCCGGCGCCGTCGATGCGCGAGGATATTGCGCGGGTCGGCATGGGCACGGCAGATATTCGCCACCGAGCGGAGTTCAGTCCGTGGGGCGCAGTGCTGCGGGTCCAGTTCAACCGCAACGCCCTGTCAGCGGAGCAAATTCTCAGCTTGATCGAGGCCGGCGGCTTTGGCGTCGGAATCGGCGATTGGCGACCCGAGCGTGACGGCGTCTATGGCCGGTTCCACGTCGCCCGCACCGGGGAGGAATTGCCATGTCGGTGAGTTACGCATGGCGCCCAGGTTCGCGGGTTCGCATCGACCCGAACAAGGCCGGTCGCGAAATGACGCGGATCGAAAGGGAAGCCGGGGCACTGACGCCCGAAACCGTTCTTGAGCGAGCGCGGAGTGCGAACAGCGCGCTGCACGACCACTTCGAATGGGACGACAGCATTGCGGCCGAACAACATCGGCTGTCGCAGGCCGGGGAACTGATCCGGTCCATCACGGTGAACGTGTCGCGGTCGAACGTTGAGGACCCCAAGCACGTCCGGGCATTCCTCAATGTCGCCCGCGACGAAGAACGATCCTACGTCAGCTCGTCGGTCGCGATGAGTGACGCGGACCTTCGCAAACAGGTTCTGGAAAGGGCCTGGCGCGATCTGGAGGCATGGCGGAAGCGCTACGCAGAGCTGACCGAGTTGTCGCGGATTTTCGCGGTGATCGATCAGGCTCGACCCGCCGAATAGGGGTCGAAACGAGGCAGGCGAGGCACGGCTTGGCCAGCCAAGGTCTGGCGCGGCACGGCGGGGCAACGCATGGCGTGGCAGGCTAGGCGAGGCGCGTTAAGTTAAGGCAGCGCACGGTCTGGCGAGTCAACGCTGGTCCCAACAAAGGGCGGTCTTCGGGCCGCCCTTTTCATTTCACCCATCCCGAAAATTCAAAGGCCCCCCGAAAGGCGGATCTGATGACACTTTACCTGCCTGTTGTTCCGGGACGGTCGCAGTTCGTGAACGCGAACGGCGCCCCGTTGGTGGGGGGAACCGTCGCGACCTATATCCCCGGCACCACGACGCCGGTCACGACTTACCAAGACCCCAACGGAAGCGCGGCGAACACCAACCCGATCACGCTGGACTCGCTTGGATCAGCGGCGATCTGGGCTTCTGGCTTGGTGCGGATGATCGTCCAAGATAGTTCGGGAAATCAGGTTTACGATCAAGTCGCAGGTTCGCTTGCAGCATCTACAGATTTGTCTAATGCAACTTATCTGGCTGCCCTCACCGGCGCTTCGGCCCGTTCGACTAACGGCAAGCTTGGCGATGTCGTCAGCGTCAAAGATTTTGGGGCTAAGGGCGACGGGACAACAGATGATAGCGCCGCAATGACGGCTGCGGATAGCGTCGGGCTTCCCGTTTATTATCCTCCAGGCTCTTACAAGTTCACCGCCAACAAGACGCTAAATTCGCCAATCATCATGGCTTCTGGCGCAAAGTTCGCCGCTACCACGGCGATCACCTTAACAATCAACGGTCTTTTCACCGCCCCGCGCGCTCAAGTGTTTAGCTTCAGTGGCAGCGCTGCGGTGTCATTTGGATCGGGCGCAGCAACCATCGGTTATCCCGAGTGGTGGGGATGCACGGTAAACAATTCGTCTGCCGACTGTTTGCCGGCGTTGAACGCTTGCTTCGCGGCGTGTCCGCTGACCGACCTTGATTTGGTCACGTATTACACGTCGGGCACTTGGAACTGGAACATTTCGAACCGGTATGTCTATGGCAAAATGCCACCTTACAACACTGGCGGGACGCAGATCTGCGTTAAGTCAGCAACCGCCGATGTGGTGTATGCGGGCCTCGCTTCTGATCCCGGTTCAATCAATTCTTTTGCGGTGAATATCAGCGCCAAAAACTTGCTGTTGACCCGCAACAATGCAGTGACGCCGCCGGCTTCTGGCAATGAAATCAACGCACCATCGGGCCTTAAGTGCCGCTTCCTGCTTTACGGCGTGTTCGAAGACATCAACACAGGCGGTTTCTATGGGCACTCAACTCCGCTTAACATAGCCAACATCGTAGGAACGCGGTTTTATCGGATCGTAGCGTTTCGCTCATCGAACGGCAGCACTTCGACAAACGATATTTACTGGTGTCTCGCGCTATTCGGCGTATCGCCTTATTACATCGAAAGCGTTTATTTTGAAGATTGCACCGGTAGCTACGGCGGCGCGCTGTCAATCATCCCCGTTGGCATTGTGGTGACGGGGGCTTTCACCGATACCTATATTCTGCGCCCAGAATATAACGTTATGAATTATGGTGTAGATATAAACGGGTCAGGCCAAGGAAAGCCAAGTATAGACAATTACATAATTGGCGGAATATTTGATCAATGCGTAATTTCTTGCATGCGTATACAAAACGCAACTTC